ACATTGGGCAAAACATCGCCAATGCTGAAATGTTCGCTCAAGATGGTCTGGTGATGAAATACGGCTATCTCATGACCGAAACACAAGTAGATCATGAGTTAGCTACCTATGGGCCAAGAACTCGTTCTGGCTTCACAGGTCCTTACAAGACGATATGGAGACATACCGTCAAGGAAAGGGTAAAAGCATCACCTTTTGGGTTCGCCCTGAATCCGTCGAGTTTTACAAATCGACAGTGGGCGATCCTGGGTGCATTGGGTTACACCAAAGCGCCTGGGATCCTACCATAAGACTTCACAAGGTGTGAAGCGGTAGGATTGGCACGGTTGGTGTCGCAATCATGCGACACTGATTCCTACAAACTGCAAGGATCAATGTCTCATGTTTGCAGACCCACAGTCAGTTACGATTGCGCCTGCGGGCGCTCTCTCGCTTCCGCGAGTGAGCTCCGGTGACAACTTCGGCAAGTTTTCATCTGCCGATGGATTTGTCACCGAGACCGTCAAGCACCTTTACGGTGCACGTTCACGACGGACCTTCAGGATCAATCACAAGAAGGTTGTGCCTGATCCGCTGTTCCCCGCCCAGAACACTCCGTACTCGATGAGTTTTTACATCGTTGCGGATGTTCCGAACGTGGGATACACGGTCGCTGAGCAGAAGGCCGTCATTGACGGCGCTCTTGCTCAGCTTCAGGCAACTTCCGGCTTGCTCATCACCAAGATTCTTGGTGGCGAGAACTGACCGTCCATTTTTCTTGGGCGATAACCTTCATTCCGGGGGTCCCCCTCAAGGGGACCTTCGGTTTGGAGGCCCGGTCTGCATACATAGGACTATGGATAACCCACCCAACCAATTGAGATTGGGGAGTTATGAAAAGCCTTATGTTGCTCCTGCAGGAGGTGCTCATTGATTTGGGCACCTGGTGTTGCACAAGTACCACGAGAGATCTAAACACGATCTCTCGTCGTGTTGAAGACGAGGGGCTATCGTTTCTCACGATAACCCTGGCGAACTTTGGAAAGGACTTCCGAAAAAGTCTTGACCAAGGATTCGTCGGTCACGACCAGTTTTCGAGTTTCTCGAAAGCTGGGGGTCTCCCCCGATTTCTCGGAGGTTTCCTTGACCGTGTCTTCGATAGGAAGTCGGGTCGATTGCTTGACCAACCTGACATCACCGCAATCTGGGCAATCAATCAACTTACGTTGATGTTTGCAAAGATCAATCTACCCTGCTCCGAAAGCAGGAATAGGAAGGCGATATCAGATTATGTCAAGTGTGAGACTGATCTTAAAACTAGTGATCGCTCTGGCTCTAACAATCTCCTTATGGATTTTGCTAGGATCAGTAGCTTACTGTGGGCTGACGTGTTGTCAAGGGCAGACCAACTGGTCTACTCTGGGGATGTTATCCCCGCTCACGGTCCAGGAAGTACCGCAGATTCACTTCTCGGAAACGAGAAATGGACCATGCGTCAGTGGACCCGAAGGTTAGACAGCGCTTTTCCAATGGAAAAGATGCTGATTCCTAACTTTCGGTACCATGATGTCCTGGATCAGTTTGAGATCAGCGAACCTGGAGCTGAGATGCCTGTCAAAGTCATCTTAGTTCCTAAGACACTGAAAACACCCCGTGTGATTGCCAAAGAGCCTACTGTCATGATGTTCATGCAGCAGTCTCTAGCAGCAGTCATTACGGAATCTGTCGAGCGAAATGACTTCGCAAGACAGGTTATCGGCTGGCAGTCGCAGATCCCTAATCAGGATCTGGCCCGCGAGGGCTCCTTCACAGGACGGCTGGCGACGCTAGATCTTAGCGAAGCGTCCGATCGTGTTTCCAATCAGCATGTAAGGGCTTTGTTACATCGTTGGCCGCACTTGCGTGTAGCCGTTGATGCGACGAGGTCCCGAAGGGCTGATATACCTGGTGACGGTGGTAGTACAACAATCCGCCTATCCAAGTTTGCGTCTATGGGTTCAGCGTTGACTTTCCCGTTAGAGTCGATGGTCTTTGCGACCATTGTCTTTCTCGGGATCGAACAAACGCTCAATCGCCCGTTAACCCTTAAAACTGTTCAACGTTTTAAGGATCGGGTACGTGTCTATGGGGATGATATAATTATCCCCGTAGAATTTGTGCCAGCGGTCACTTCATTGCTTGAGACTTTCGGGCTCAAGGTCAATGTTGACAAGTCTTTCTGGAAAGGAAAATTCAGAGAGTCTTGTGGCGGAGAGTATTACGACGGAACGGATGTATCTATCGTTCGTATTCGTCGAATGCTTCCCGTCGACCGCAGGGACGTTTCTGAGATAGTGTCGCTTGTCGAAACACGCAACCAGTTTTACTTGGCTGGCATGTGGAGATCAGCGGCACACCTCGATTCTTTGATGGCACGGCTTAAACTACCGTTCCCCATCACTGAACCGACGTCTCAGGGATTGGGTCGTCGCAGTTTCCTCGGTTATCAAGCCGAAAAACACTGTACTGAACTACACAGACCTTTAGTCAAGGCACTGGTAGTCAGTTCCACCATTCCAGTGAACAAGCTGGATGGTGTCGACGCCCTCTTCAAGTGCTTGTCTAGAACAGCCCGTGCCTCCTTAATGTTAGGTGGTGCGGAATGGGAAAACGACCTCATGCCAAGGGTCGACGGCGAGCATCTGGAACGTTCCGGACGCCCGCGGCGCGTTAACATGAAGC